GTCCTATGCTAGGACTAATTCAATATTTTCACAATCTATGAGTATTTCGATTCCATTTAATCCAGACTTGAGAGCTGGTCAAATGTTGAATCTTAGATTTCCACTTAGACAAGAAGGAGGAGAACAAGATAGAACTGTGTATGGAACAGAATCCACTAATGATCCTAGTGGTAAATACTTAATAGCAGAATTAAAACACATTATAGCTGATAATAAAGCAAATACTCAGTTAAAATTAATTCGTGATGTGTTCACCGCTTAAATAAAAGAAACAGGAGAATCAAATGAAATCAATCGAAGACCATATGGAATACGATAGGAAAATTATCGAAGACCCACAATCAAATCCAGCAGCACGCAGACATGCAAAAGAAGAGTTGCATGAGTTAGAGGAGTATGCCGAACATCATAAAGAAGAAATAGCTGCAGGCGATCATCATGATCCAAATGCCTTAGAACTATTTTGTGACATGCACCCTGACGAACCAGAATGTTTAGTATATGACGATTAATTAGATGTATCAACCATCAACTAATTTTTGGGGAAAAGATCCTATGAAATGGTGGATTGGTCAAGTGACCGATCCAGATAAAGGAAAGTGGGGAGATTCCCTTGAAAAAACCAGAGCAGCTAATGGAGAGGATCTCTACGGTTTTAGATGTAGAGTTCGTATTGTTGGATATCATGATTGTGCTGACGATCTTCCAGATGAGGATTTGCCTTTAGCTCATATTCTTTTACCATCAAATACTACAACTACTGGCGGTTGTGGAAAAACTGTTCAATATCAAGGTGGTGAAGTTGTTGTTGGATTTTTCATGGATGGTGATGATGCACAACAACCAGTCATATTTGGAACTTTATATAAACAACCTTTTGTCCCTGATCAATTAACAACCGCACAGTTTAATGCAAAGAAACAAACTTGTTTTGTTCCATACACTCCACCAAAAGTTAGACAAACAGCTGGTAAGACACATATAACTAAAAATTCACCAGTGTCAATTGCAATGTCTGATGGAGAATCAACTAAGACTCTTGCACAGGATCAAGTTACAGCTAATGAGAATATAACCACTGATACCTTTAGTCCATGTGAGGATAATGAGATATCAAAGATAAGTAATGCAATAAAAGATTTCACTCGAAAAATGGAAACTCTTCAACAACTGAATGAGGCTTCTACATATGTTGATCCGATATACGGTGGTGTCATTGATATTAAATCAGAAGTAAAGTTAGCAACAAATAAAATTCATAAGTCAATGACGAAGTTAGTTCGTCGTGGTCGTTCATGGTTAATTCAAGATACTCTTGATAAATTAGATACAACCTTAGAAAATAAAGTTGATAAGTTCAATCAAGTTGTAATGGGTCAAGCTACAAACGCATTGACTAGTGTTATCTTTTGTAATATTGAAAAAATACAGGATGGATTATTAGATTATCTCATAGATTCTAGTCTCGGTGGCATGTTTGGACAATTGAATAATATTCAAGGTGGTGGTATTGCACTTCCTAGTGAAACATTTACAAAAGCGATTAAGTTTGCAAACATTATTACAAATATTCTTGATTGTGATAAAGTTAATTGTCCAGAAACAACTTCATTTTCATCAAAAGGTGGAGTTACAAAGTCAGTTGAGGATAGTTTTGATGATATAATTGATAAACTTGGGTTGGATAGACTTACTAACATCGCTGATGGTATTGATGATATTGCAGATGGAATTCCAGCTTTACCAAGTGCTCCAGATTGTAATACCAATGTTCTTAAGTGTGGGCCACCAAGAGTTGACTTTATAGGTGGTGGTGGAACAGGAGCAACTGGTAGTGCGATTATAAATGCTGTCGGTAAGATTATTGGAGTTGCAATCGGTGGGCCTGGAAGTGGATTTAAAGAACCACCATTACTTTCATTCTTTGATAGTTGTGATAGAGGTGGTGGCGCTGGTGGTTATGCTAGAATGAAAGATGGTAAAGTCGCTGATGTTGTAATTACAAACCCTGGCGAAGGATATCTACCGAATACAACAGAAACAACTCGTAATCCAGATGGAACTTTAACTGAAACGATTGTTACTCCTGACCCAAATGGAAACTATGATGGTGAAGTTACATATGTAACTTCTTTAGATGATGTTGTTGTCGAAAACACAGGTTTCGGGTATGATGATAATGACACAGTAACAGTTGGTGGAGGATCTATTGATGGTGACACAATACAGGGGCCAGGTCAAGCTGAAGTCGAATTAAATATCCAGAATGGATTAATTGTGGGTGTTAATGTTGTAAATGGTGGATTTGGATTTACTGACCTTCCAGATTTACTAATAAATAGTGACACTGGAGCTGGTGCTAGATTAAAACCAGTTCTGAAGTTTACTAAAGTTGATGATGCAGCTCAACTTGCACAAACAACTCAGGACGCTGTTGTAACCGTAATTAGTTGTATCGAAAAATAAAATGTCAAAAGCACCAAACGATAAAAAAAATCTAGAAAGAGATGTTAAATTAAGATACTCTGTTCAAAGTGGACAGAGTACTATACATGGTGATACAAATTATCAGGTTATCACACAGGAAGCACAATCTTTTGGATTTTATCAAAGCACAGGACAAGGTGCATCTGAAGGAGGTGGGCCTGGAACAGGAAAACATGTTTTATCTACGCCAGGACTGTCAATGGAAGTTCTTGGTTCTGGATTAAAAGTTAGAGATGAAGGTGATAATTCTCAATTACCAGCAAAGATTATAAAATGTAAAAGAGGTGATATACAACTTGAAGCAGAAAATGGTAATATAATATTAAAAGGAAAAAATGTTTTTATTGATGCAGATGGTGGGGGACAGGATGGTCAGTTTGTTGCGAAAGCGACTAGAATTGCAGAAATTGACACGGATGGTGATATTCGTTTTCAATGTCAGAAAATCACAACCCATGTCACTAAAGATGCTACTGTAATTGTTAAGGGACAGTATGAACTTAAATATGGATTTATGGTGGCTGCAGCTTTTGCTGATAAAAATTTTGGTGCATTAACAGCTAATCTTAAGAAAACACAGTTATCAACCATGAGGACATTATGAACATTTCTAGATTACAGACAGATAAATTAATTGTAGGAACTGATGACGTATCCTATGTTGCACCTGATACATCTCCTACAGGATCTGCTATTTTAAATGGCCCTGTTTTGATTGGACAACCATCAGCTGCGCCAGGATATGAGGCGGTTTTAAATGTATCATCTAATTCTGCACCTCAGAATTCACTTGATGTGCAACCAGCTTGTGAAGCGAGTCTTGCAATTAAAGCTGATGGTAATGTAAAAATAGATGGTGACGGTAAAACTGCTGACGCTTTGGTAGTAACTGGAGATCAAACTATTAATAGTGGAAATCTTCATACAAGTAATCTATTAGCTTGCACTGGTCAAGCTTGTGCTTGGTCTGGTAGTTCCATCAATGTTCAAGGTTGGAAAGGATTCGATATCAAACACCCCACAAAGGAGGGTCATCGACTAAGATACATATGTTTAGAAGGCCCAGAGGGTGGCGTTTATCATCGTGGTAGAATCACAGGAACTAATGTAATTAATCTGCCAGACTACTGGAAAGATTTAGTTGATATAGATAGTATTTCTGTTCAGTTACAACCAATCGGAAGACAACAAAATCTTGTGATTCAAGAAATTGATGAAGATTTTATTGTCATTGTAGAGGACTCAACTAATACTGATTTGATTACTGACTTATCAACCATTGATTGTTTCTATCATATATATGGTACAAGGAAAGATGGAGAAGTCCTTATTCCAGAATATAAGGGTGAAACTCCAGAAGACTACCCAGGCAATAACAACCAGTATTCCATTGCTGGATATCATTATGACAGGAGAACACTTTAATGGCTAAATTTTACACTAATCTTTCATCAGGTGATACTGTAACCAGTATTCAAAATAATGGAAGTCAATATGACATAAGTATAAGTCAAGATATCGATGCTAATAAAGTTAAAGCTGAATCTGGATTTACCAGTGACGACACATCACCAGTTAAAATATCAGTATCTGGTTCTAATTTAACCTTTACAGTTGTTGGCGTTGGGAGTTCAACTTTAATATTAACTTGATCATTTAATATCATAAATAAACTTAGACAGAATCTGTAATTAGAGAAAAATAGGATGCCCCTTTCAAGACTGGAGAATTTTCTAAAGAATATACAAGGTAACGTCATCTACGTTGATCCCAATGAAT